GATAGATGGAAGACTGATATGAATAGCGACAGTTGGTTATCTAAGAATGTTAGACCTTTAGTACTTATCTTTTTAGTTGTATCTACAGTTCTAATGGTATTTATAGATGCAGGAGTTATTGCATTTGAAGTAAAAGCAAGTTGGATTGATTTATTACAGCTAGTTCTTATAACTGTAATAGGTGCTTATTTTGGAGGAAGAAGTGCTGAAAAGTTTAAGAAATAATCTTCTTGTAAACATCTTTTGCGAAGCAAAACATAAAAATAAGTATGCGGTCATTTAAGAACATACTTATCCTGTATACATAAAAAAACTTATTCCTTAATATATATATAGAAATAAACTACTTCTACTTCGTTTCTTTCTACTTCTACTTCATTAAATAAAGAAGAATAATTCAATTAAGCTGGGAAAGTTACAGTTTTTATTTGATAAAGTCAAGTAATTTAAATAAATAATTATTTTTGTATTTATATATATTATTATTATATTGCAGTAAGTTACTATAAATAATGAATATAGATAATTGCGAAGGTTTAACGTATTTAACTTGGGATATGTTTGATAGCCCTGACCTTCCTAACTCTGGTTATAAGTTTATGGAAAGAGAACCAGTTCTTATATTAGATAATATAGTAAAGAAATATAGAATAACTATAAAGATAGTTTTAGGCTATACTAGTAAACCTCATGCAGATAAACTTAGATTAGTAAGAAGCAACTCTCATAGAGTAGGTAAAGCTATTAAGATTAGATGTGTAGGTACTAAGAAAAGATTAACTCTTGTTAGAGGATTAGTTCAGCAAGGAGTCCATAGAATAGGTGTTAGTAATGATTATGTTTATTTTGATACTGATGACCTTAAAGAGAGAGCATTTTATATCTGGTAAAGATATAATTGTTTGTTTTGTTTAATCATTGTTGTGTGTTGATTGGGGTGGCTTCGGTCACCCTTTTCTGTTAAAGCTATGTTAAAACTCTTTAACATTAAATTATCTCATTATATATTTGTGTAAAATTATAACAATGGAAGAATTATTAAGATTTAAGAATTTAAGAATAGAAGCTTTAGTTAAAGAGCTTAGTAAAAGTGATAAGAGAATATTAGACTTAGAAACTTTTATATTTGAATTATGTGATAAGGATTGTCCTAAAGCATACAAACAAGTAGTAATAACTGAATTATATGAATACAGAAAGAATAATAGATAAGCCAACAGAATTAGAAATAAACTATTATGACCAGTTTGTTTTGTTGTCTCAAACTATTCTTAAACTAAGAGAAGGTAGAATAAGTGACAGACACATAGACACTATTATAACTCAGTTAAACGAACTAGCTTTTTATGTAAATGAATTACAATTAAAAGTTATGTATAAAACCTCAGAATTAAACTATTATAAACAAGCAGTAGACGACTTAACCACTGAGGTTGTATCTAGTAGATTTGTAGATATAAAATAAAGTTGTATATTGCATTAAAACAAACAAGTATGTCAAAAACATTAAATTTTGAACAAAAGGTAATTGCAATTCAAACAGAATTAAAAGCACCTAAAAGCCAATACAATAGTTTTGGTAAGTACAGATACAGAAACCAAGAAGACATTTTGGAAGCTGTAAAGCCGTTATTGAACAAGTATGAGTTATCTATAACTCTAACTGACACAATTAACGAAACACCATCAGGTATTTGTTATGTAGAAGCAAGAGCTATACTACATGGCACAGATGGTAAGATTGAATCAGTTGCACAAGCTGGTATTGATATTAATAAAAAAGGTATGGATATATCTCAATCATTTGGTAGTTCTAGTTCTTATGCTAGAAAGTATGCTTTAAATGGTCTCTTATTAATTGATGATACTAAAGATGCTGATTCGACTAATACTCACGCAACTTCAAGTCTTAAATGGCTCAATGAAGGAACTCCAGAATTTAATAAAGCAATAGCTTTCGTTAAAAAAGGAGGGCAGATTAATGATATAAAAAAGAAATTTAATATATCAAAGACTGTAGAAACTAAATTAACTAATATTAAATCTTAAATTATGGCAGGACTAATTTCAATGAATTTAGATGTAAGTAAATTACCTAAAGAAAAATTCGTTAAAGGAAAGAAAGGAGTTTATTATAACTTCACTATTGCGATTAATGATGACACAAAATATGGAAACAATGTTTCTATGTTTGATGCACAAACACAAGAAGAGAGAAAGGCTGGAAAGCCTAAGCAGTATCTAGGAAACGGTAAAGTATTCTGGAACAATGGCTCTATTGTAAACGCAGAGAAAGAAGCTCAACCTACTGAAGTATCAGCAGAGGGAGACTTATTTTAATTTATAAGGGGGATTCATTTCCCCCTTTTATTTTCATAAACACACACAATGACAATAAAAGATTATACAAATGAAGAACAACAGTATATGCAATACATCGAGGATAAAGCATATATTGACCCTAATAAAGAAGTTAAATATCCTCCAATAGCTATAAGCATGGGAAACTTTAGAGCAGGAAGTGAAATATATCCAATACCAATAGGTACTTATGGAAACTTTTCATTTATTGCTGCTCCACCAAAAAGCAAGAAAACATTCTTTGTTAGTTTACTTTCAGCAGTATATCTTAAAGGACAATTAGATAGTCATGCAAAAGGAATGTTAGGTCACAGAGATGGGAGATGCTTAGTACACTTTGATACTGAACAAGGTAGATTTCATGCTCACAAGGTATTTAGAAGAGTTTTAGATATGACTGGAATGAGTGATGAATGTTATCATACTTTTGGGCTTAGAACTTTAAACAATAGAGATAGGCTTAATTTTATAGAATACTTTTTGTATAATAAAGTACAGGATGCAGGATTAGTTGTTATAGATGGTATAGCTGATTTAGTTTCTGATGTAAACAATTTAGATGAATCTAGTATGGTTATTCAGAAGTTAATGAAATGGACTGAAGAATTAAATTGTCATATAGTTACAGTAATACATAGTAATTATGGAACAGAAAAGCCAACAGGACATTTAGGAAGTTACCTAGAAAAGAAAGCAGAGACACAGATACAATTAGAATTAAACACAGTAAATGATGAAATGGTTACAGTTAAATGCAGAAGGAGTAGAGGATTTCCTTTTGATAGTTTTAGCTTTAAAATAAATAAACAAGGTCAGCCTACTATTGTAGATGACTTATATGAAGTAATAGAAGAAAATAATATAGATGCAACTAAAGCTTACGTTTAATATAAGACCTGTTCCACACCAATCAGTCAGGATTGGCAGGAATAATATTGCTTATAAACCTAAGAAAATAATTAATTACCAAGTTGCAATAAGAGCTTTAGCTATAGCTCAATTACCAAAAGGATTTGAAATGATTCCTGCTGGTACAGAAATAACAATACAGAGATTATCATATCAATTTGAATATCTCAAATCTACACCCAAGAAGAGAAGAACAGGTAAAGTTCCAAAAACCACAAAACCAGACTTACACGACAATTTAAACAAAGCATTCATGGATGCGTTAGAAGGAATTGTATTTGAACAAGACCAAAATATCGTTAAGATAAAGAATCTTGAGAAATACTATGACAAAGAGAATTTAATAACATTAATATTAAAATACTAATATGTTAGAATTGTTGGCTAGGAATCATCTGTTATGGGTAAAGATGGTTGCTAATATGGGATGTCCTAAACATCTCTGTGAAGATATAGTACAAGAAATGTATTTAAAAATAAATAGACTTGTTACTGATAAAAGAAAAATAATGTATGGAGATGATGATGTAAATAGATTTTATATTTATGTTACATTAAGAAACTTATATACTGATTACAAGAAAGCTAAAAACAAATATACTTTTTTCAGTTATCTTGAAACAGATGATGCTGATACAATACATACGGCAGAGTATTTATATTCTGATACTGAAACAGATAAAGAAGAAGCTTTCTATAAAATAACAATGAAGTTAGCTAAAGAGATTAATTCTTGGCATAGCTATGATGCTAAATTGTGTAATACTTATTACTCAGGAGATATGTCTTTAAGACAAATATCTAAAGGAACTAACATTAGTTTAACAAGTATATTTAATTCTATTAAGAATTATAAAGCTATACTTAGAAGCAAGTTTATAGAAGATGTAGAAGATTACTTAAACGGAGATTATCATTTACTTTAAATAAATAAATTATGAAAGAACCAAAAGACAAAAGAACCAAAGCATACAAAGAGTGGAAGAAAAACTTTGATGCAGTACAAGAAACAAAATCAAAAGGATTAGGAGATGACATTGAAAAGATTACAGAAGCTACAGGAATCAAAAAGCTAGTTAAGTTTATAGCTGGAGAAGATTGTGGATGTGATGCTAGAAAAGAAAAGCTTAATAAAGTATTTAGACATAATAAGTTAGAGTGCTTAACTGAAGATGAATACAATTATTTAGTAGAATTGTTTGCAAAAAATAAGAATGTATTAAATAATGAAGAAATTAAGAATCTTTATGAAATAAGCAATAGAGTATTTAGTAAGAATAATAAACCTTCATCTTGTTCTTCTTGTGTTAGAACAGTAGTGTTGAGATTAAAGAAAGTTGTAGATGCCTACAAATAAATCTTTAATAAGAAACTCAAAACAAGTAAAGCAAGTTATAGATTTTACTGGTATACAAAACGGAAAGATACATCCTTCTGATATTGATGCTGTACTTGAATTTAATAACGATGCTTTAATATTAATTGAGGTTAAAAGAAAAGGGAATAGGATTCCTACTGGTCAAAGATTATTATTAGAAAGGATAAATGACTCTTGGCATAATCAGGAAAAAGCTATTGTGCTAAAGGTCGTTCACTCTTTTAAAGATGATACAAGAGATATTCCTTTGACTGAGTGTACTGTAGAGGTATGTTACTACAAAAGTAAATGGACAGAAAGAACTGGTCCATTATTAGAGGTGTTAAATAAACTAGGAGAAACATGGGAAATAAAAAAGCTATCCTTTTAAAGTGGACTATGAGTTCTTCTTATGATATTAATGTAAATTATATATATAATGACAGAGAGAAAGAAAATACCTGTTTACTCAGGAGTACTGAATTACTTTCCTGATGCAATCAGAGAAGTAGCTAAGTGTAGTTATGCAGGAAACTATCAGCATAATCCAGATAAACCTTTACATTGGGATAGAAGTAAATCTGGAGATGAATTAGATGCACTTACAAGGCATTTGTTAGAAGCTGGAACAATAGACTCAGATGGTATAAGACATTCAGCTAAAGTAGCTTGGAGAGCCTTAGCCAATCTACAGAAGGAGATTGAAAAAGAACATAAAGTTTAACAGACTTTTAACAACATTTAATTAACAAAAATGTATATTAGCTTAAAATATAAATTATGATAAAAACATTTGACAATAAAGAGTGGAACTACATAGACATTATAAAAAGAATGTATGATGACGATTTCTACTATGGTTATTTAGGTTCTAACGCATTATCTTCCTCTTCAGCTAAGAAACTACTACAAAGCCCTAAAGCATACCTTAAATCGCTTAATATCAATTCTAATGCTCAACCACTAAGAGATGGTAGGCTTGTACATTTATCTGTACTTGAACCACATAAAGTAAAAGACTTAACTATAGTTGATGGTTCTAAAGCTACTAAAGCTTTTAAACAGGCTGTATTGGAATTAGGCTCAGAGAATGTATATACAAGAAGTGAATTTAATAATGCTAATGCTATTGCTAACTCAGTTCTTAAATGCAGTGAGGTTACTAAACTATTACAAGGAGCTGAGTTTGAAGTACCTCAAGCTTCTATGATAGAAGGATTACCTTTCAGAGGTAAAGCAGATGTTTTAAATGGCAATGTTGTTATAGATTTAAAAACTACAGGAGACATAACTAAATTTAGATGGAGTGCAAAACATTTTTCTTATGACTTACAGGCTGCTTTATATATGAAGATGTTTGATGCAGATGCTTTTATATTTGTTGTTGTAGATAAAGATACTAAAGACATAATGATATGTGATTGTTCGGATGAATTTATAAGAACTGGATTGCAGAAATTAGATAGAGCAATAGAACAGTACAAGTATTTCTTTCAAGATGAAATACCTAATCTGGATAATTATGTAACACATGAAACATTATAAGGGAGAGGAGATTAAAAATGAGTATTTTAATTTATCTATGTATGATTTGGAAGACGGACTATCTATAGATGATTTAAGAAACTTACTACAAGAATATGAAAACAATGAAATGTATTGGGAATGTGCAGGAATACAAAAAGCAATAGACCAAATGACTTTTAGAATATTAACATTAATGAGTGAAAAATTAAGTAAACAAGAAATAAAATTAAATTATGCCAATACCAAAGAAAAGACCACAAGAAAGTGAAGATACTTTTGTAAGCAGATGTATGACAGATGCAACAATGAGAGAAGAATATCCTTTAAGAGAACAGCGACTAGCTGTGTGTATTAATCAATTAAGAAAATAATAATGGAATCAAATAAAACATTACAAACAGAAGAAATAAAAGTTTATATAGAAAATTGTCTAGGTATAAACTTATCTAACAGAACAAGAAAAAGAAACTATGTATATGCAAGAGCTTTATACTTTAAACTATGTAAAGAGTATACTAGATTAAGTTTGGCAGATATAGGTTCTAGTGTTAATATGGACCATGCCACTGTCCTTCATGCTATAAATAATGTATTCCCTATGGTTATTCAACACGATAGGCATTTAAGTGACCTTTATGAAGACTATAGGTTTTCTCATAAACACGATATAGAAAGTATATTTGAAAATTATTCTAGGTTACTAAGAGAAAATATAGAATTAAGGAATGAGATTAAGGACGTAAAGGAAAGTGAAGGTTTACTTGACAGAAGGTTTGTTGATTTGTATAATGAAATACCAAAGCAAAAGATTAATGATGTTTGTGATAAGCTAGATACTATTGTTAAAGTTGCTAAGGCATTTCATGAGAGAGATACTTTACAATCTTAAAGCTCAAAGCTGGTGTATAGAAAAAGGATATAAAATATATCCTATACCTTTAAACAACAAAGGAACTAAATGTAAAATTGGTATAGAGCTTGGAGAAAAGAAAGCAATAACAAAAGAGATATATACTAATAAAGAAGTTAGTAAAGAGATATGGAAACTATTTACAAAATTATATAACAGATGGGAAGAGCAAAACAAAACTCATCATACATAAAACCTAATGATGGCAGAAAGAATAATGGAAGGAAGAAGGGCGATAAGTATGGAACAAAGAAAGAACTGATTAAATCATCATCGCAATTAACACCAGCAAAGAAAGAGAGGATATCTATTTATGCGTTGAATGCAATGAAGAATGTATTTGGTAGTGAAGAAGAAGCTTGGAAAGCATTAGCAGAACAAGCTAAAGATTCTTTTGCACACATGAATTTACTTTGGCAATATAGATATGGTAAACCTCAAGATGGTAGTGAAGGTAATACTAATAAGAAGTTAGATGTACCTGTAATTAATTTCTATGCTTCTGCAAATCAAGTAGAGAAGTTAGAAGATACTATAGATATAGAATCAGAAGAAGTAGATATGGATGATTTAAATAATGAATAACTTAAAGTTAAACGATAAATACAGTCCTCTGTTTACAGACAAGAGTAGATACTTTGTATGTACTGGAGGTAGAGGTTCTGGTAAATCATTTGGCGTAGCTGTATTCTTATTATCATTAACGTATGAACAAGGACATAAAGTTTTGTTTACTAGGTATACAATGATTTCAGCACAAACATCTATTATACCTGAGTTTATTGAGAAGATAGATTTAATGGGTGTGAATGACCATTTTAGAATCACTAAAGATGAGATTATAAATATGACCACAGGAAGCTCAATAATCTTTAAAGGTATCAGAACATCAAGTGGTAATCAAACGGCTGCCCTGAAGTCTCTAAATGGTGTTACAACGTTTGTTATTGATGAAGCAGAAGAGCTAACAGATGAATCTTCTTTTGATAAGATTGATTTCTCTGTAAGGTCTCAGATTAAACAGAATAGATGTATACTTATATTAAATCCAACTACTAAAGAACATTGGATATATCAAAGATTCTTTCAGAACTCTGGTGTAAACTCTGGCTGGAATGGTTCAACAAATAAGGTTACTTACATACATACAAGTTACAAAGACAATAAAGATAATTTATCTGATTCATTCTTAGAACAGATATTTGAAATGAAACTAAAGAGACCAGACAAGTATGAACATCAAATACTTGGTGGTTGGCTTTCTGCCGCAGAAGGAGCTATCTTTAAGAGATGGAGAGTAGGAGATTACATACAAACAGAAGTTACCTGCTATTGTCAGGATTTTGGATTCTCTGTAGACTTAACAACACTTGTAAAAATATCAGTAGATAAAGCTTTAGGTAAATTATATGTAAAAGAAATATATGGTAAAGCAGGATTGTCTACTACAGATATAGCAATGAAGAATAAGATGGAATGTGGAGCTGACTTAATTATATGTGATTCTTCTGAACCTAGACTTATCAAAGAGATAAAACAAAAAGGAGATTTAAACATAAGGCCTACAATAAAAAAGAAAGGAAGCATATTGTCAGGAATCGCATTGATGCAAGACTATGAGATTATAGTAGATAGAAAGTCTCATGGCATTGTAAGAGAACTTAATAACTATGTCTGGCAAGAAAGAAATACCAAACCTAACATAGGTTATGAACATTACATTGATGCTATTAGATATGGATTGACATTTCTTATACAAGGTCAGAACTCTGGCAAGTATGTCATTAGGTAGCTCTTAAACATAGTAGGTATTTCCTTCCCCTTAAACATAGTAGGTATTTCCTTCCCCTTAAACATAGTAGGTTTTGTAATCATTAAACATAGTAGGTTTTCTGATTGAGCCAAAATTCTTTTATCTGAAATGATTCCAAATAAATAGAACTTTCTTTTGTTCAAATATCTTTTGGTAATAATCCATTAGCCAAACCAAAAATATTTTGTTAGTCTCAATTATTTTTTGTATACACGCACACGCAATAATAAGGACATATTAATTATGTTAAAGTTTTGTTAATGCTTTTGAATTGTTAACTATTTGTTTATATATTTGGGTAAACAATAAAAAAAACACTATGACAAATCAATTTACAATTTACAAGCAGTACAAAGATGAAACTTTTAAAGCACCAACACCATTAAAGAGATTTATAGAACTTACAGAAGGTAGGGGTTATTGCAAAAAAGATACTGCATTACAAGAACTAAAAAGATGTGGCATGATTCAAACTGATTGGGCATGGTATACAATACAATATAAATAAAACACTATGAAAAAAACACAATTTAAACACAATTTAAGCAAAGCCAAAAGGCAAAGAGAAAACGAAAGGAATGTATTAAACAACCTTTTTAAAGATTATACCAAAACATTAATTAATATAACAAATCAAAACAAATAATTATGACACAAAAAGAAAAGATTAAAGCCTTAGAATGTCAATTAGACATTGCAAAAAGACATACATATATTTATAATACACATACTTTGCATTGTAATAATGGGGAACTTTACGTTGATTATGATGATGACAAACGTCTAGTTTGGAACATTGATGATTTATTTAGAGATTTAGCTTCCATAATTTATATGGTAACTAAAGAGAATACTAAAATGCAAAATATGTATACAGAATTAATAAAAGATTCATTAAAAGAAATTAACCTTAAAAACAAATAAATTATGAGTTGGATAGAAAGTGAAACATTCGAACATTACAGAATACAAGAGAGAATTAAAGAAATTAGAAAATCAATTAACTTATTAAAAAGTCATGGATATACTATCGTAGACTTAGAAGGTAAAATAATTGATAATGAAATTAAAGTAATTGAATAATGAAAACAATAGAAATAAAAGCTTATGAGTTTAGCGAATTAAACGAAAAAGCAAAAGAAAAAGTATTGCAACAATATTGTAGTTTAAATGTTGACAATGAACCTTGGTGGGACTTTGTATACGAAGAATTTAATGATTTAGGATTAAAGATAAATTCATTTGATATTTATAGACAAGAAATTAATATTGATTTTATAGATGATATAAGTGAGTTTTGTGTTAATGTAATAAATAATTTTGGACATGAAGATATTATAAATGTGTGTGAGGATTATTTAAAAAACAAAGGAGACAAACAATATTATAAAAAATTAATAGCTGAGGAAGTTTTAACTAATTTAACTAATGAATATGATTATTTAATCTCTGAGGAAGCAGTCATTGAAACTATTGAAGCTAATGAATGGTATTTTAATATAGACGGAATTAATATAAATGATATAATATGAGAAAATGCAACAAATGTTCGTTCAAGTTTGAAGAGCAGAAAGGTCCAAAGTTCTTTTGTTTTAGATGCAAAGAATACAAATTTAAATATGAGACCTATGAATTTTATTCAATAGCAAATCAATTTAATAATAAATAATTATGAAAGCAAATAAATTAGTAAAATTTCTACAACAAGTAGAAAAACAAATTAAACCCTATGGCAGAACATTAAAAGATGTTGATGTTAATTTTAGGAGAAGCGATGACTCTGATATTGAACAAACTGATTTTGTCGGAGTTGATTTATATGACTCTGAAAGTAATAACATTATTGAAAGTATAGTATTAATGGGTAAATATTAAATAATTATGAAAGTAAACAGAACATATAAAATAATTAGACCTATGCGAAAGTTTGGGAATTTATTAAAAGATATATTTAATCCTGATAAGTCAAATCATTTTTGGATTAGAGTAATGGAAACAACAGAAACAAAAGAACAGAAACAAGAACAGATATTTAAAATAATAGAATTGTTAGATAATAGAATTAAAGTAAATAAATTATGACACTAGATTATAAAAAGTTAAGAAGTGATTTAGAATATTATTATGAATTAGATTTAAATAATTGTCAAATGACTCATAAATCATGGATTAATGAAATAACTTTATTAATGACAAATAAAGATTATAAAAATGAAATATTAAAGGAAATAAAAGAATATAAACAAATAAGAATTGATGATTATGACACACACAGAAGATATTGAAAGATTAAGAAAATCATTGTTAAATAATGAAGATTTTGAATGTTGGTTAATAAATGTTTTAGATAGCGAAGATTTAACAGACACAGAAAAAATAAAGTTAATAAGAACAAAAATTTAAACATATAATTATGAGACAAATAACAAAACAAGCAGTAAACAAATTTAATAATAAAGAGAATTTTAATAAAGATAATACAAGAGTAATTTATAGCGATATTACAACACCAACAACAAAGCTATTTTTA